GTCGATTTCTAAACATCGGCAAGTAATTATCATCGGTGATTAGCTTTGTCGCCTTGCCTAATCGCTGCTGCATTTTCTGAACTCGTCGCTCGTCTATGGTTATGTTCCCCATTTTACCCTCAAAATGCCATTTTTGCTCTTGACAAACAAAAATAGCCTCTAAAATTGATAACAATTTTTGAGGCCAGATACAGACAGCCCACCCTGATTTACATCTGGGCGGGCTGAAAATCCTGTACGTTCACTAGTCATTCTAGCAAACTGATTTTGCTTTGTCAACAAAAACCCGCCCCCATTTTCAGGGGGCGGAAAGGTTACATGGATGTTCAAACCATGCGCTTGAAGTTTATCACTATTTTTTAGATTTCGCAACGGCAACATCTGCCACCACTAGTCGTCGTATGTATTCGCTAACCGTCATATTCAATTCGGCAGCACGCTTGACGATCATCTCGTGGTCGCTCTCTGAAACTTTTACGTGTATGTATTTAGTTTTCATATTTTACCTCTCTTTGGCGGCGGCGGTTGAGGGGCAATTGTTTGTTTTAGTGTTTGTGTTTTCTAGGTTTTATTTTCTAGTTTTTACTTTTCGTTTATTTACAATCTCCAATTTTACAGTGATTTTAATTCTGAAAAACTGAAAGGTTGATTTGAACATTTTTGTAACCTGCTTTCTTGCCGCCGAATTGTTAATTGTTGCTTGGTTGCCCCTCAACCATGTCTTTATTATAACAAACGTGTTGTCGTATGTCAACACATTTTATCAAAAAAGTCAGAGACTTTTCGACATTTTTCGTCACATCTATTAAACCTGTGGAAAACTCACAACATTACGCAGTATAGTCCTACCACGACACATGGCATTACTCACCGAGCAAAACACTATAAAAGAGATGGTTAATATCGGTTACGGCTTAAAAGCCAGCGTAGTTAGAGTGGGCCAACTGGTATTTCTGACCGTTGGCGGCACAACGGCCCTGCCCACAAATTTAGCTAGTCTATCCGAAAGAATGCCTGATAAATTTTGTCCAGCATCTTTTTTTGGCTGGGTTAATCTAAGGTTAACTGCTCGTAATTCAGGAAAATTGAGCGGCACTGCGATAATTAGATTTTCTCCTGATGGTAGAATGGATTGCGTAGCCAATAGTGGGCATAACGAATGGTATGGCACTGAATGCTGGTTTACAGATAAACCAGCCAGTTAGTAAGCTTATTTAACATACTCTATAACAATACTAACCTCTGAGCTGCCCCAAACATAACTACCAGAAATAGTAATATTCGTTTTATCAATGGAGGTAATACCAGCTTGGTGCGTACCCTCAATATATGGCAGTGCCTGTTTTATAGGATTGTTTGACAATACGCCAGACAATCGCATATTGCCAGACCACGAAATCAGCTCCCAGGCGTCAGTCAAGCCAGTAATGCCATGGGGCAGGCTTGAGGTGTTGTACCCACCAGTCATATTGACCACACCACGCACAACCTTACGAAAAATCGGGCGACCATCGATCCATTTTTTGCCAGTATTCTTTTCGTCTGTTGAACAATCGCGAAAGTCTGGCGCAAGACTTCGTGGTAGGACTATATCATCAGATAAATTTGTGCCGTCAGCCAACCCGTTTGCAAATGTTGCTAAGGCATTTATATTCGCAACCAGCTGATTTTGCTCAGCAGCCGTCAATATATCAAGCGGTACAAAATCAATATTTGGGTGCGGTAACGTTAATTTTGTCATTACTCACTACCTCCGTAGTATTCATCAATATATTCAAAATTAGAAATTGTAGATGTCATGATAACTTTCTGAGCAAAGCCAGTATCTATCTTTTCGGCTACTGAATCAAGGAATTGCTCAATAGCTTCGGCGGCGTCAGAAAACGTCATAATAAATAAGCAAAACTTGATAGCATGCTCATCGTCAGGCTTGCCGATTGTATAATTTTTCGCATACCGCAACATTGGCTTATCAGAGGTTTTGCCAATGCCGTTCTCGTAGTAGAACCGTCCTGCCGGCGACGCTCTAACAGATAGCTCGTCAAGAGTTTTTGGTTGCCAAATCGCCACGCGATTTATGTAAAGTCTATCCATATTATGGATTATGAGCGCTGGCGGTGTGGCAATAGTATAGTCCTACCACGACATAAGATCACGGTTAGATTAGATAGTAGTAATTATTACAACAGCGGCAGCAACCGTGCTCGTCTTAAATCCATAGTTAAGCAATATGGTAATATAACCGCTGATGTTGAAAATAACGAGCTCATTATTGGCAAAGGCGTTTCAGAGGTGGAGTTGTTTGCGACCATTATGGCTGAAGGGCTGTCTACTTATCTATATTTAATATCTCAAATTAAAAAGAATAATTCGCAAAACTATACACAAATCGCACAGTCTCTCAATGCGCCTCAGGGTGGCTATGCTGGCGCTTCACTATTCTCTTCAATTCCTGTTGAAGAGGGCGACCGCATCTCCATCTTACACGACTGTACAGGTACAATACGCGGTCAATATTCGATAATCACACTAAAGGCTGGGTAGTTAAAAACCGCCTCCGAGCTTTCGAGGCGGTTTTCAGTTGTTCGGGATTTCCGAACAATTCAGCTTGTAAGCAATTCTTACTATCTCAACTATAAAGAAATCCTTTATAGTTCAGCTTTTCACCACTGGCGGCGTCTTGCCGCGCGGTTCAGTCAGCGTCTTGCCCGTTTTCGGATCGTGCCAGCGGCTCAAGCCTGGCACACTGTGTGTGTCAACCAAGCACTGCAAGCAGTCGTTATATGTCGAGCCTGGCGCCATCTGTGGCGTAGATTTGCCGATGTGCAGTGTTACGCAACCGCAAGCCTTGCATTCGCGAAAATACAAGCTGGACTTAGTGATGGTTATTTTCTGTAAGTTCATGGATTGATCCTTTGCCCTGGGTAAATCAACCCTCTATTGGCAATCCCATTTCGCTCAGCTAGCCGCTGGGTATAACCAGAATTACCGAATAATCCATTTATGCTATGCCAGCCGTTTCGTAAAGCGATGTGGCCAAGTGTATCGCCGCGACGTACAACGTAACCGCCAGTACTTCGCTGAACGTAGCTTGTCGAAGCCGGCGCGCTGATTCGCGGTGCTTGCGTTGCTACGCGTGAGTTGACGGCCGCCTGTACTTCAGCTGGGTTATAGCCAGCGGCTTGCAGCCGTGCTACGCGGTCATTGCCGCTGCCGTACACACCCCTCAATACATCAGCTACCACCTGGTCATTCACTGCTTTCGAGCTGGCTGCTGGAGCAGCTGGCGCGCTAGCAGTGCCGTTCCAGATGTTAGGGCGGTAGTAGCCGATTATTGAGTTGCGGTATCCGCCCAAATCCATCAGATTAAAGGCGTTACCGACATAGATATTGCCCGAGCCCTGATTCTGCCCGAAGAACTTCCCCTGATAATACATGGCAACATGCCCATATGTTCCACCGCCAAAAATAGCCCAGTCGCCATCCTTCATGCCAGCCTGCCCAACATGCCAGGTAAAGCCGAGTGCTTGGATTTCGCCGACTTGGTTGGCGTAGCCACTCGCACCGCCCGTTCTAGTAGCAACGACGCGACCTGAGAGACTGAACATAAACTGCTTAAAGCCGGCTACACACTGCAAACCGTAACCCTCATTAAAGCCTCGCCCGTTCATGGCGTTTACGAAGGCAGCAGGGCTTGACATATCAGTCTTGTAATAAACACCAGAACCCATTTGCGCTAACTCTTTGTCGGGTGCTTCACATCCTGAGCCAGAATCCTGTGGCACGTCCAGACCAAGCATGCCAGCGATAGCATCATCACGCTTTTTTGCTAACTCACACAAAGCTTTCTCTTGCGCCTTAGAATACTTAGCTTTCGAACCGTCCAGCGTAATGCTACCGTCCTCAGCTTGCTTGCCGGCAAGCAAAAACGCCGCCGACAGCACCGCCACCACCAGTAGCAGTACGACAGCCAAATGCGCCGACGCATAGTTCAGTACCTTGCCCGCCAGCTTTGATATCGCGTTCTTCAACTTCATGATTATTTCTCCTCAGCCTTTTTACGGTCTTGGTTGTTTTTCTGGTTAGTCACGCCCAAAAAGTAGACGTTAATGCCGCCAGCGAACAGTAGCGCGGTGCTTGTCAGTTGCTTGGCAATCGCCTGAAAACCCCAGGTGTCCCCTAGCCCTTGTACGATAAATGCCGCAAACGACAGTAGACCTACCGCTATTGACAGCTGGCGTGTAGTTGATGGTTTTAATTTCATTTTAGACCTCCTCGATCATCATTGTTATTACGAAAAATCAGATAAAGAACAAGAGTGGTTGTTATAATAGACAGCAATAACGGTATCATCGTTTCGCCTCCAGGTGTTGTATATCCTCTTTCAGCGTCGTCACCGTTTGGCTTTGCTTAACCATCACGCCTGTCAGATACACGGCGAACGCCACCAGTGCTACAGCAAATATCTTTGCCAAGCCGCTCGTGATAAGCCGCCAAAAGTTCAGCAGGCTTTCTACGTCGCTGCGCGGCAGGTATTTCTGCTCCATCTCGTCCGTAAGCTCTTTTCTATGCTGTCCAAGCTCAGCTCGCGAAATATTACCGCTCAATATGTTCTCTATTCGCTCAAGTGCTGCTGTATGTCTGTCAACACCATCCTTGATGTACTCGACCTTGGCTTGCAGCGCGCCGAATTCTTTTGCTGATACGTCTGTGTTACTCATCTCGCCACTCATTATGATTTTTGCTGGTGTGGCAGCTAAACTGGCAACTCAGACAACACGCACTTAAAATCAACGTATGACGCAGGCGGCGGGCCGGCGCTTGTCCCGCCGCCAAACACCAACACATGTACTTCAGCCTCATACGTTGATGAGCTCGCTCGGTATACGTAACCATATAGCGACACCGAACCAACACCATCGCCACCGTCATGTAATATACTGGTCGTGCCAGAGTCCCATGCCGTCGCTCTGTCGGTTTTAGCTATCACATCGGAGATATACGCTCCGGGCGGCACGCTTATGCTTGCCTTGAAAGATTGATGGCTATAAACTGGCGAATTTGGCAGATTTATGCGAGCAGACACTGCTTGCTGCTGGAAGCTTGCGTCATAATCAGAGTTTTTAATAAACTTGCTAACCCTTGCCATCGTAGCCATCCTTAAGAATAAAGTAATAGAATCCATTATCTGTTGCGCCGTTTGGCGTCTGTACAATCAGTTGCTGCTCTGTAATTTTCGTTTTATTGACGGACAATGAACCATATTGTCCCTTTTCAAACACCCAGCAAATCGGCAAATAGCCAAGGTTGTGGGTTACTGTGCCGCCGCCGATTGGCAGTTCGCCGGACGCGAACAGTTTATTGTAGCGTTTATCTGAATTAAACTTGTACGCCCCCAGCGTGTCGAATTCAGCGATGTTGCCAGTAAAATTTGGCGGTGCGATAAGTATGCCCTTAATGTAAAACGTCACCGATTTATCAATACTGCTTCCTCTAAAAAACAGGTCTGAATCACGGCTCAAATAGGTGTCTAACGAAATATCTGGACTATTCCCGAACCCACCTCTTGAAAATGCGTCGAGGTCGTTTGCCCACGAAAAATTAGGGTCGGTGCTCCAAATGCCGCGAATGAGCGGCTTGAACGGCAAGTTGTGCGATACTCTAGCTTCCCCTACATAAATTCCCCATCCCTGATCAGCGGTAGTCATTCGAGCACTGAATGTCTTGGCGATGTAGATTTCCGGATAATCAGAATTAAATATCACCTGCTCAACTCCTGAATTACGTCAATACCCGGGTCGCTAATCGCCTCGATGACGTGTCCGTCTTTCGGATGCGAGCCAATCAAAATACGCCGCGTGCCGTCAGGCTCGCTGTAGATAAATCCTTGCGAGTTTACCCGCGTCAGTACCACGCCGTTTTTGCGTATCAATAGCTCGCCAGTACCTTGATTGATAGAAATATCGCCGTTATTTGTGCTAATGACTTTGTTTCCTTGAAACTCCACATTTTTCACGATTGCCATAATAAAGCTCCTAACCCAGCACGTCTGTGCTGTCTAATTTAGATTTGTCTAATATAAATGGGCTGTACACTTTCTGCCGGCGCGCCTTAATAGTCGTCTCCAGTAGCCCGCTACTCATTTTCATACTGATTGCCGTGACGAGGTATGTCCCCGGATATTTATAATCAACCTCGATTATATCGCCCAGCTGCAAGCTCGGGTCGCCTTTCAAATTAACCTCAATATTCGGCGAATACTCGCTTTGCTTGCTTAAAATGTCGGTTGCCAGCAGGTCGCAGTTGCGGTACGAGCCAAAGAAATTATTATCAGAAATATTCAGCAGCATATCGCCGTATTTTTCGCGGCTGTCACTGTCGTACGCCTCATAATCGATGGTATCGACGACCTTGGCCGGTTCGCCCCACAGCTCAATCGCGTCGATACTCAGCGCACCAGTGTTTGTGTTGATGAACGTCACTTTGTACGAATCCTGAAACAGCTCGCCAGTCGCCGTTACGTTAATAGGTACTGGTATGCCGCTCAGGTTGCGAGCCGTGAACCATGATGATGTTTTCACGCCATTAAAAATTAGATTATCAGCGCGCCATGCCGGGTCGCTTAATGACAACCAAACCTCTAGCCGTCCTTTTGCCGGTACGCGCCATTTATCCTCGTCAGCGCTGTTTTTCCAGCCGTTTTCGTTTTCGTTAGAAAATATCGGCTGCAACTTCTGAACGGCGCGAACCTCAGATTTTATCTTGACGTGATTGATTATTCCGCCAGTACGGCTCGGCTTAATGCTGATGATATTTGAATCGTTTAATATCATCACCGGCTGTTTGCCGACCACGCCAGAACGTGTTGTAAATCGCGCTACGCCCTGCTCGTCTAACCATAGCGCGCCGTTCTCTGCCTGCACCAATTTGCGCAGAACATCGCCAGCTTTCTCTCCTTTGTTGAATATCACGAACGGGATTTTGTTTTGCCCGATAGCCAGCTTATATTGATCGGGCGTCATACCATATTGCTGAAATATGACGGCAATCACTTTGTCGGTAGTTACGTCGCGCAGCTTGATGGTTGACCGCAATTCTGATTCGGCAATCTCGCTCAAAAAGTCCAGGGCTGTCCAACGAACCTGCAACGTGTCGTTGCTGTATGACGGCATCGATTGCGTCATGCCGACAAACACCGGCAACTTATCCTCAGACTTAAAACCCATATACAGGCGCAACGGCCGGCGGGGCAACATATGTTTGGCGACAGGTGACGGCGCGTTATCTTCGTTTGAGTAACTTAAATATCCATCGTAGTTATTCAGCGTGATATCGGCAACGCTCGATTGTACGTTGTATGGAAACTCAACGCTTCGCTCGAACCCCATATCAATCACTCGGTCGGTAATGTCGGCATACTCATAAGCGTCCCACACCTGCGTCGGATTATTGTCTTGCGTCGCCAGCAAATCAGCGCCGTTTAATTTCGATTGATTGAGCGTAAACCACTGCAAATCGGTGCGCCGCTTTTTCGTAAATGACAGGCTAGCTTTCCAGTCCAACGGGATAACTTCGCCGCGCGCTAGCTGGTGAAATCTGTCGGTCGTAACCTGCATAATGTTAGCCTCCCATCTGCCGCGTTTCGCGCAAAGTTATCTTTACGCCTTGTACCATGCCGCAGTTGCTGATAATATTCTTGTCGCTTATCGACATCTGCACCGGCATGTTTTCCACAGACAAATTTGGTCCAGTTACGGTCATAAGCGGGTATTTGTAGGTAGTGAATTGCCGGTCGTAGAATCCGCGCAATCTCTTATATTCATCAGCCGACATGTACGCCCATTGGTGTTCCCAAATTCGCTTGTAAAAGCCAAAATACGTGCTCACATTACCGTCAGCTGTCTCAATCGTCTTTATGCCGCCGTCAACAACCTTTTCAGTAAACGGCACTTCCAGCAAATCATACACCACCGAATCTTGAGCGTCGGTTAGCTTCAAAATAAGGCTCATATTACACCTCCAGCGCCCATTCTTGAGCGATTTATAATCTCTAATTGATCGGCAATCTGCTGTGCAACCTTGCGCTGCTCAGCCGGGCTTGTGGCGAATACGCCGCTAATATTGATGGTAATATTCTGCCCAGCACTGCCGCCGATTTTATCGACCAAGCTTGCCATTTTGCTTTCTGGTACGACCCACTCGTCCTCGCCGCCATCACCAGCGCGAATGATGCGCCCGCCCGGCTCGACGATACCACCAGTGTACATGCGCGGAATATGCACGCGCCCCAGCCTGCCAATATTGACGCCTGGAATCTTATTGATAGCACCGATCGCGCCGTTAATGAGGTCAATCGGGCCGTTAATGAAGCCCTCGATAAACCCAAGCACGCCGTTGATGGCGTTTTTGAACACCTGTCCGACAGCACGTCCGAAGTTGCCGGCAAAGCTGCTAAACAACCCAGCCAGCCTATTCCACAGATTGCCTATCAGATTGCCGAACGCGCCGAACAGCGCACCGATAATTTGTGGCACGGCTTTCACCAGCGCTAAAAATAGCTGGATTGATGCTTTAATCAGCATTTTGATGTTTGTTGGGTCGGTCAGGAACGTGACCAAATTATTTATCAGTGTTGGCATAACCTGAACCAGCGCCTCCATAATTTGCGGCCATGCCTGCACGATTGCCAGGAATAATTGAATCGCGCCATTGAGCAGCAGCGTCAGCGTCTCTGGCTTTGTCAGCTCTTGCACGATTGTTAATACCAAGTTTGCGACAGCAATCAGGATTTGCGGCAAAAGCTGCACCAGCGCCTGTATTAGCGTTGGCAACACTTGAACTAATGCGTTAAATATCGTTTGAATCAACTGCGGCAACATCGCCACAAGCTGTAGGGTTAGCTGTACAGCTGCTGATAATATGCTCGGAAATAGCTCATTAAATAATATCGGGATTTGCTCGATGAGTAGCGGCGCTAACTCTTCAACCAGCATAACGATACCGCCCAGTGCCTTTCTGAATGTCGGTATGACATTTTTGCCAAATGTGCCAATTGATTTGACAAAATCATCAATTAGCTTGTCAAAATCTAAATCTTCGTTGCTGATGCCGGCAACCAGGTTATCCCATGCCGACTTCATCGTCGTAAAGCTGCCACTGATGGTCTCGCTGGCTTCCTTGGCGGTCGTGCCAGTAATACCCATGCGTTCCTGCGTTTTATGAATACCCTCAATCAGCTTATCGAACGGAATATCCTTGACATTCTCTGCCGTGGCTTTGAATGAATCGCCCATCACACCGCTGTCGTTGATAAGGCGTGCCATCTCGCTCTGCGTACCGCCGTAGCCAAGCTTCAGGTTGTCGAGCATAGTATAGTTGTCTTTTGCGAAGCCCTGGTAGGCATCCTGAATCATCGACATGCTTGTGCCCATCTTGTTGGCGTTGTCAGCCATGTCAGTAACCGCCATGTCGGCGTATTTAGCGGCCGCCTCAGTATTGCCGCCAAGACCCTGCAACAGGGACGCCGAGAAGCTGGTTACTGTGTCCATGTACTGATTCGCCGACAGCCCAGCTGTCTTGTAGGCGTTGTTAGCATATTCCAGCACTGTATCGCTTGACTGCTTAAACAGCGTCTCTACGCCGCCGGCTAACTGCTCATAATCTGCGTAGCCCTTAACTGCTGCCGTCGCCAATCCAGCAACAGCAGTACCAGCCGCAGCCAATCCAACTGCTGCTGCTTTTCCGATAGCAGCAAAACCACCGCCGACCTTACTGCCGGACGAATTGACCTTTTTCTCGGCCCTATCCAAGCCCTTGTCAAGGTCATCAGTGTTGACATCGACGATATAGCTAATCTTGCCAACGGTGGTATTGCCGCCCATCGCCATGGCTACGGTTCACTCCTCTTGGCGAAAGGCTTGATGCCTTTTTTGAACGAATCGTTCGGGTGTTTTGAGAAGACACTGCCAGTGCTGATTTGACCGGCGCGAGCCTGCTCGACCAGCTTTGCATACCAGACTTTGCGCGCACCCTCCAGCAAGGCGTTAGCCTCTGCTAGCGTAATTTCGTCATTACGAATCGCCCTGATACCCTCCCAGCCGAAATAATAGCCAAATTCGGCAACAATATAGACTTCGTTTGAAATACGGTTATCAAACTTGTCAGAACGCTCCATGCGCCGCTTAAAGCGAGCCAGTGCCTTGCTCTTGTCTTCTTCAGACATCAAATCCAGCAGGTTAATCATCGGATTCCTCCTCAGCTTCATCGCCAGAACCGAACGCTCGAGCATTTAGTTTTTGTAGTCCGGCTGTACCGTATTTTTCCAGTAGTTCTTTTGTAAATCTCTGATCATCAGTGCCGTCGTCAAATAGTTTCATCCAACTACGCGCTAATGATTCTTGTGTGTCATTCATCTCGACCATCAATCTGTCTAACTCATCGACCATTGCCAACGTTTCTTTGGTATCGCCGCCTTTAGTCTTTTTTGCCGCCTCAAATCGACTTTTTAGATTGAAAGCCTTTTTTGATATCGTGCTCATTTTTGTGGTTTTCCGCTGAATATCCAGCTGTGTACCCGCGCCTAATTTACGGACGGTGTAGACGTGTCCGTCGATTTTTGCCTTAACCTCGCGGATTAAACCTTTGGTTGATATTTCAATTTCGCTCATGCGACATCCTTTCGTTTATATTCTAAGCCAGATTATGGTTACCTCTGGTGTGGCAATAAAAACACCCCGATTTCTCGAGGTGTTTCGTGGTTTACCGTTTGGATCACGGCGACGCCGGCTTTGCTTTCCACTTCAACTCCGAAGCGTCCCAGTACTGCGGCGTCTTCGGGTCTGGATAACCGAGCAGCAGGTAGCCGTCAGTTGTCGGCTGCATCTGAACCGTCAGCTCAATCTGCGCAGCGTCGCTGGTTGACAGCGTCGGATTGAACTTCCGTTCAATCAGCCCAGCGTAAACGTGAAAGTCGTCTTTAGCGTCCTTGCCGGCACAGAGCTGATGAATATGGATCGGCTGCGGCGTACTGCCCTTGCAATTCCCGCCGCCGAAAATCATCGGGTCAGTGTCAGCTACGTCAAATGCCTTTTTCACGTAGTCAAGCGATGGCAAGAATAACGTAAATGTTATTTCTGCGTCAGACGCTTTGCCGGATGGTTGTTTGCGCGTTCCTGCCTGCGTTTCAGCTTCAAGCGTACCCTCGCCATAGTTCACGGTGATATCGCCTAGCAGTTCTGCTGGGAACAGCACTTTGCCGACAGTCATTTCCCACTTTCCAGCGAGTAACTTTTCAGTGTTCATGGTGTTTCCTCCATTTAGTTAGTAATAAATCGTTCCAGTGGCTGAATAGATAACAATACCGTTATCGTCCTCTCCCACGCTGGTTATCGTGGACACTGGCATAATTGCCACGTTCCGATAACCTTTGTCGGTCGCCGGTGGAACTGCCGGCAGTCCGCATACTCCATACGAGTTATTTAGAAAATCGACAATCTTGCTCAGCCGCTTATAGCCGTCAACGTCGTCGGTTCCGCGGCTATACAGCTCGTAGCTCTGTGCGCGACGTTCGCCTCTCAGCTGCTGGTTGCCTACATTCGCGATATAGACACCCTTGCGGCCAAGAGCTAGCTTCTGAAAAAACAAGTCTTTGTCAATTTTGCCAAACCCGTTATCTTCCAAGTACTTCAGTAGTGATAAGGTGATCATCGCGTACCTTTCATCCAATTTTTAATGCCCTCTTTAGCCACGCTATCGCCTGCTTTTTTGAGATAGTTCGTGGTCTGCGGGTTTTTTGAGTTTTCAAAGTGCCGTCGCCGTGCATACGGTACTCGGCCATCGCCAAACGTCACCTGAACGGCTGTATCGACAGTTTCAACTCGTCCATCGCTACGAAGCGCGCCAGTGAGTTTTGGCGCTATCATGGTAGCCCGTCCGAGAATGGCGTCGCCCATCGCTCGCTTAGCATTTTTAATGTTTTCTTTTTGCACTGTCTTGAACGCCTGCACGCCGCCATTAACTTTGCTGATTTTAACTTTAACTGCCATATTCAGCCCTCTCTAACGTCAGCGTGTAGTGCTCGACAGCGCCAGTGTCGAAATTCTTACCCTCAGTAACACCGACTATCGTGTAAAACTTACCGCCGCACTCGATACCGTCGCCGACAATCTCGCTGTTAGCGTCTACGTCCTCGGGATGCACATGTAGCGTAGCGCTCGATTCGTGCGTCTCCTGATTCTGGCTGCTCACCATGCCAGATTTCAGTTTGAACACTCCAAAGTGTGCGATTCGCTCAGCGATTGTGTTGCCCTGCACAACACCCCGATTGATCTTCAAGTAGTTGTACGTCACTTCAGTGAACACATCAAACACGGTCATCGAGATTTAGCCCTCCGCTATTTACCGGCATCACTTTGCCGTGGCGGATACCGCCGCACGCCCTATATTTGGCGATGATGCCAGCGTTTAACTTCATCAATTCCTTAGTAGGGTTGTAGCCCTCCCGATAAGTAATCGAAAAGTCTTCAACACGCTTTGATGATATGCCGCCCTGCGCCTTAGCCTCATCGGTAATATTGCCGAAGAATCGTGCCCATACCAACGCCAAATCGTTTGGCAGCGGATCGATATCGTCAAGTTCACGACACAGCAGTCCCTCAAGCCGCGTCTTCGCAATGTCCAAGTACAGCTTGAAGTTGTTTTTCTCAATAGGAGAAAGGGAGCGGCCGAGTAATGCCGCTACCTTGTCTTCGTCGAGTTTTGCCATCTCAATCGCTCCCCTCTCCTAAAATTAGGCTTCCATTGCAACTGCGAATGTTTTGTAACCTTGTGCCGAGCCGCCGATGTAGCGTTCAGTCAACATCACGTCTTGGTTGTAGTCGAGGTCAAAGTCAGTGCGCACTGTCGCATTGTTCTCGCCCATAGTCACATAGGCTTGGTCAACGTAGGCGATAGCTTTCACTTTGCCGCTATTAAAGCTATTCAGCTCTGGCAGCTCGTAAACAGCCTTGACTTCAAACAACTCTTCTAACTTGACCTTGGCAAACATGATGTTACCGTTTGAATCTTTCATCAAGCGGATTTTACGGCGGAAGCCCTCTGGAACAATCAAGATTTTGCCTTGGTTGTTTTTATCTTTAATAGATTCAACCACCTCAACGCCGATTTCGTATTCTGTCTTGCTTGCCGCATCAATCTTGGTAACGACTTTGCTACCATAGCCGCTCGCGTCGCCAGCATCAGCTACGACTGGATACAAACCGCGACTACCCTCGAGGGTTGCATCTTTGCCAGTACCGGCAGTCAACAGCGCGCCAACGACGATAGCATTTGCTACGCGATCAGCTAGCTCTTCAATACGGAACTTCAATAACTCGCCAGTTGAATCATCAAAGATATCCTGCAAATCGATATCAAGCCGCTTGTAGATAGCTTTGCCTTTGATATCGCGGCGAAGACTTTTGAGTGTCTGCTCTTTCTTTTTCTCACCTTTCTGGTGTCCGAGCGCCGTGTCGTCAGTACCCATTGCGTATAGGCTGCCGCCTCGAGCGCCAACATGGCGGAATGTGCCGAGGACTCCCGGATTGTCAATCCACGCCTTGAAAAAGATGCTCTCGATTTCAGCTGGCAGGATTGCGTCGCCGGTGATACCCTTGCTCTTCAGGTGCGCGCCCCACTCGCTCATAATCTGCTCAGTGCTGCCGCGGTGGTTCTTCTTAATGATGTCCCTAAAAGCAAGCAACGCTGCTTTTGACTTCAGGTAGCTGTCGGTTGCTCGCGGTGCTTGAACAGGCTGCGCCGCTTTTTTAACGACGCTGTCGGTTGCAATTGATTTATTCATTGCATTGTCTCCCTCTTCAGTTGTTTCGTTAGTAGTATCGCTGTCAGTCTCTTCACCGGTTGGCGTATCTTCGCCCTCCTCCGAGTTTTGCGTTTCCGCTGGCGCCTCTGGCTGCTCAGGCGCTTCGTTTTCAGTTGTTTCGACAGGTGTACTGTCTGTATTGTCTACATTTTCAGCTGGCTGCTCGTTGTGGTCGATACCATCACCGGTAGCTGTACCGAAAGTGTCATTTTGCTTTGATTTAGCTTCAGGCATTTTCTTGTCTCCTACAATGGATTTAATGGCAATAATCCGCGCGTCCTTGTTGCTACCGCGGTAAACCAGCGACACCTCGATAACCTCAGCATTGCTGATAGTTTCCGCTTCAAAATTAAAATCGTAGTCAATCATCGTAATGCTAAATGCATTGGATAAATGGCCCTCGTCAATCAGCGTCAACATATCCTGTGCGATTTCTCGGCTGCTAATGCCAGCCTCAAAAACCAGCTCGCCGTTGCTAAAATAAGCGCGCCGAACAGAGCCGATCACGTCGCGAACGTCGCCAGAATGGTTTAACATTAGCGGGATGTCGATAATCTCGCTGATACCCTCTTCTGGAATCGCCCCAACGATAATCTCGCCACCGCCCTTGAGAGGCAGCCGCAAGCTAGCAACATTGACCTGCTCGTAGTGTCTATCGACACTAGCCGAACTCGCCACAAAGACAATACGCCGCTCGCCGTCAATTTCTTTCGACTTGATGGCGCTGCTGAACGAAACAATCTTTGATTTAGCTTGTTTTACCATAATCTTCCTTTAAGCTTTGATATTTCTTGCCGACAGCGCTCATTTGAGCATTGCTTTCGTCAAGCCTGATTATGATAGGGTGTGGTGTGGCAGGCGAAATTATGATATAATGCACACATTATGAAAATGCACGCACCCAGCTTCGTTTTAGGCGCAGCTACATCGAGATTTGTTAGAAAATACTGGTATATCGGTGTCTTCTACCTATTGTTTTACTACATGTTTATTGCCTTTTTCTGGGTAATGTATCAAACGTATTACTGGCTGTTTTACCGTCTTATTTTCTGCGGCATCAGGTCGCTAATTGGCAAAAAAGCCGCTACTTCCGATTAGTCGTCTTTGGCGGTACTTCCGGCGCAGTAAACTTGTGCCGGATTTCTTTTTGCGAAGAATTCGGCGTCACCACCTTGATGTTCAGTTTTGCCTTGCATTTGCTGTTTGTACAAATCAAACCCTCGATGATAGTTGTGCCTTTAGCATCCATCAAATAACGGCCGCAATATTTACAGGTTATCTTCATGACGCTACCTCGTATTGAATATAGCAGCCGCAGTTTGGATGCATATTGGCAGAATCAATATCGGCAAAGTCGTTCAAAAACGTGCCGCCATCAGCGCCCTCCAGCTTATCGCCCCTCACGAGGAATGAATTGGTCACGAGTTCTTTTTTGCCATTCATGGCTTGGCAAAATTCGCAGCCAGCGCCATTTGTATGCCAGACTTTATAGATTTTTGCACCGGTTTCGTGCATAAGCTGTTGCATAGCGTTAACGCTCGATTGACCAACGCACCGATGTTCTTCAGTGCGAGCCATCCGCTGCACCCGCCACTCGTCAGTGTTCATAATATCGCGCAGACTTCGTGCCAGCGTTTCTTTGTCCCAACCCTCATATTGTCCACGAGCCAGCACGCTGCGGATACTTGCGGCGGTATCATCGCTGTATGAACGCGCGACGTTTGTCAGATAAACTAGATATTGCGCTTTAGTCAACTCATTGACGACGAATCGTGACGTATTATTGATAGCGATGCCGTTTGCTTCCAGCAACGCCAATCCCTGCTCATAGCTAATCTGCCCCCTCGATAACATGTATGCTGCCAGTACTGCCATAATTTCAGCAACCATTGACGTCATGTCAGATTCCTCAGTATCGCCAGCACTCTTGCTGGCTTCGCCCTCAATAGCGGCGTCAATCTGCTTCTGCATGTACTTGCGCACAACTTCAGCCACATCATCAACCACACCCTGATCTTCAGGATTGGCAGATTTATGTTTGTGTTCGCATTGGTGAGATTTTGTCGGCAGCGCTGCTTTCTCGCTCGGCTCAGCTGTTGAATCTGGCGCGCTGTCAACTTCGCCGCCATCGTCAACCTCTGGCTTATCATTGTTTATTACTGGCGCTGTTGGCTTCGTCTCCAGCCTCAGTAGCTTATATGAATTGCTTAGCTGAAATGCGTCAACTATACTATCAATTGAAAAGCCGGCGGCTATCATGTCGCGAATGATACCACCCTCAATATTTCGCGTTTCAGCGCGTACCTTGTCCTCATCTGCTAGGTTTGGAATGTTTATCTTGTAGGTGATTGCGTAGCCTAGCCCGCCAGTTATACGGTTAAGCTCAAATGTGAATCTCGTCCAGATTTTCAATGTTAGCGGGTCAACCGTATATGTCAAGAATACTCGCTCCGCAACTGCTACCGACGCGTAGTTTGAGTTCTTCAAAAAGCCCTTAATTTCATCAGGAACGCCGTAGGCACTGTCGAGCTTTTTATTCGCTTGATCAAACAGTGACTCCAGGTTCATATCTTTATTTGACTGCGCGAACGGAATCCACTGAATCTGCGCTTCTACTGGCAAGCCGGTCTCATCACTGATTGGTCGATGAGTATAGATAACGTTGTTGTTTCTGCCGCTGCCGCGATGCCGGCGCTCCATCTCATCAACCTGCTTATTAAAATCTTCAATGGTTGCTGCGGTAATAATGAACTGCCCCGCCGGTACTGCCCCATTTTCAAATAGCCCCGCCTCATAGGCAGCAATATAGTCGTCAAGGTTTGCCCATTTATTAGCAGCGACACTCGGCGAATAACCGCGGCTCAAATTATACGGATCAAAGCCGGAATAGATTTCGATAACCTCGGCCTCGTCGTACGTAGCGCCAGCTGTTAGATACTTCTTAGCGCCACTAGACACAACCTCGGACACACCCTCCAGGAACGTAAAGCCAGCAAGGTTATCAGCTGTAGCACCCTTGCCAATAACGGCCTCGCCGTTTTCGTAGTGCCAAACAGCCAAGTACACCTTGCGATGTACCAACGTCATCACCATTAGAGCTTCGCGAAAATCGACAGCGCTCATCTGCTGGTTCGGTCGATAAATAGCGTTCAACGCACTCACATTTTCGACAGGCTTACCGTTGCCGTCAATCGCAAATGGACGTATCGTCATGAATGCGTTGGCAATTTTGGTAATATTCGGATAGGCGTTGTCGTAGGTCTTGCCTTTATAAAAGCTCAAGGCTGTCGGTATACTGCCGCCACCGCCAAGATAACGACGCCCGTCTCTCGTTACGTAAGATTTCTTTCGCGCTCCTAGCTTGAGCATTTTGCGAACATTATTAAACATACTACAAATTATGTTTATAAGCGGTGTGGCATAGCGACAGTATTATCTAATACCAGCGTACTGCACCTTTTTCGGCTTTGGCGGCGTGTAAAAACATAATATCGTAGCGTCTGCTTCGTCTGGCGAGCGATAGCCGCGCTTTTTATAGTCATCCTTGCTCTCAACTTGCCGCCTACCTTGCTTGTCCATCTTCCATTCGCGGTTCGATAACTCAGTCAACAAGTCCTTGTTTTCGCTCAATTCAATCTCGTCGATAATTGATTGCAAATAAAACCAGGCTTCGCTAATCATATTGGGATAGCGATTCTTGTCGCGAGCGGCCGCCCCAAAATTAATCGGCATGACATTATAGCCACGCTCTTTCATCTGGTCGGTAACGCCGCCGCCAACGCCAGTATCATCAATCTTTATTAAGACGCTCTTGTCAAAATCAACAAACTTCTCCAGCAGATCGCAAACTTCATTAGTTCGCTTTTTCGTATACGACGCCCTGCGGAGTTCTCTCATCCCCTTGCGCTTTACGAAAACAGTACGGTCATTGCCAAGGCGAGCCACATCAACTCCTACTTCGATAGCCCCCTCATCGTCTACTTTACGCCCCATCGCCGCCATCACCCGTGCTGCTGAGATGATATTGCGCTCTGTTTGGTTTATTGCCTTGCCGAGATAGTCATGAGCGTAGTCCTCGGGGTGATTTAGCCGAGCCATCTCGATTTCGTATTTTATTTCGTCACTGAGCCAACCATTTTTTAGTGCGATGCGATAATCCAACTCCAAATGCAGCACGTCTCGGCGCGGCGGGTCAGTAATGAAGTATGAAATGACAGGGTCAATATCGGTAATGCGATTTAGCGTCCAGATAATGCGCGAGCCAGGTTTGCGGATTGTCGGAGTTAAAATACGTATCGACTTCGAGGTGATAGTTTGCGCTTCGTCAATCCACGCCAAATCCACGCCCTCAAGCGATTTAATAGTCGTCTCCACGTTTCTGTCTAGCCCTTTGAAAAGAAACTCCGAGCCGGTCGCCGTATTATAGATAGAGTCTTTAGTCCATGTAAAATCAGAAAAGCCATATTTGTCAATTAAATCAAGCAACAGCTGATATGACGAATCGCTGATGTTTTTTTGAAATTGGCGCAAACAGGCGGTGCGCATTTTACGGCGGCGCGCTTCCAGCAGACAATACCGAGCCACCGTGTGCGACTTCAGCGAATAGCGGCCGCCCTCAATGACAGCATGACGCCACCACGAATCAAACAGCGGCGCGTACTCAATCGGTAGCTGAACCTTTGTTTTTGGTGCTTCCATCGGCAAACTCCACCAGTGCAATCGGTGTAACGCTCCTACCATCGCTCGTTATATCGGTCTTCTCGGAAAACTCGGCAGTGGTCTTCGCGATAAACTTCGCCGTGTCCTGCGCAATCTTCTCGTCGGCCGAATCAAGCGACTTGTTAAGCACCCGTTTGGCTTTCTCGACCATATTCTTTTTGTCTGTCGATTTTCCGACAATTTCATAGACAATATTTTTGAGCCATGGCAAGTCAAAATTGGTAGTAATAGTTCTGGCATACGATTCGCTGTAACCAGCCGCCAACGCACTTTGCAAAGCATTGTCGTAAGTCGGTGAAGACGGCAAATAATAGCGAAGTGCAAAATCAATCTGCTTTGCACTGTACCGCTCCAACGGTCGCCTTTTATCAAACTTTCTCGCCCTGGTTTTCTTTTTCATAATCTCATGATGTCATTTGGTGGTGTGGCGCGGCAATCAATGCACGTTGCGCGCCCTGCCCCACTCCGGCACTGTTCTAATTTTTGCATTAGTTAAATCTGGCATTTTCCGTGCGCTACTCACGTTGATATTGTATAGGTTAGCTAAATGATTTATGTAGCTCAGACTAATATTTCGATGATCAGTCAAGGCACGACGAAAAGGCTTCCAATTATCAGAATAGAAGCCCCTCTGCCGTACAAACCAACGCTCGTAACAATTTATGCCATACCTATGCTTAACGTAGATAGTGGTGGGGTTGACGCACACAATCGTCAACCCGTTTACCTCTCTTACCACTGTTGTATCGTATTTTTTTGCCATATCACCCTCCATTTTTTATCTCTCTACCTCAGTAGCATAAACCTCTCAATCGTCCGATTGCTCTTGTGATTTCGGCGGAATGACGATCAGCTTGTCAAACGGCAGGATGAATGCTTGACATCCCAACAGCTGCTTCACTTCAACCACCGCTTCGCTTCCTTTTATCGCAATCACATCGCCGCACAACGCTTCTGCTGGTTCGTCACCGTGCTTAAACGCAACCCTGTCACCGACTTTAGTCTCTGGTGTTTCAGACTGCGCGCATTTCTCGTCGTTACTCTGATATTTCACGCCGTCAGCGATTGCCTTTGATGCGGCGCTAGCATTTTTAGCCATCGCTTCAAAAGATCCAGCGGCAGGCTTCAGCTTCCAGCTCTTGATTCTCAAAACGTTTTTCCAAGTAAACGACCATCGACGACAGCTTTTGACATCGTGATGCATCTCCGTTTCAATCTCTTCAAGGTTCGTGAGACTCAAGAAATAACCTCTACGATAATTGACGTCAAAATTGCCGTCCGAATAATAGATAGCAGCGTCCCTCAGGTCAGCGCCACTCAGGTCAGCGTCCCTCAGGTCAGCGCCACTCAGGTCAGCGTCCCTCAGGTTAGCGCCACTCAGGTCAGCGTCCCTCAGGTCAGCGCCACTCAGGTTAGCGTCCCTCAGGTTAGCGCCACTCAGGTCAGCGTCCCTCAGGTCAGCGTCCCTCAGGTCAGCGTTGCCATCAATGGCTGCTTCAACTGCTTTTTTCATCGTGGCGTTGTCTGATTCGTACTCAAACAATACATCTCCGCTGAACCATGATTTAATTTCAATTTTGACTTTAGACATTTCTAGTCTCCTATTTAGTTATTGATTCAATAAACTCAATCGCCGCATCACACCCCTTGCAAACAACGGTCTGAATGCCAGCCTCATTGAGCGTTTTAATCCACTGTTTTTGATTTTCTGATGTCACGCCTCCTTTCTTGCGTTTCATTTCGATAGCGACAAGACGATGATTTTTACCATAAACACCGTCGCCACTAACAACAGGATTGTCTCCATAATGTATGAACTCCATCGTTGCGTCGCTATAGTCTGCTGGGACTACCACGAATAAATCTGGCACGCCAGAACTCACGCCGAGCTTCTTATTTTTAGCTTTCTGACTCCACGACTTGGTGTATGTTTCATTCGGCACGCGAAAATGTGGATAACCTTTCAGCCGCAGCCACTGCACAAATGCTTCTTGCTCTTGATCCTCGGTTGGGTTATCTATGTTTGCGAGGTTAGGCATTGCTACTTCCTCCTCTTTTTAGATTCATCTAGCCACTCTCGATACTCGATCTCGTCCTCGATTGCTGGCACGATTAGGGCTGTTAGTATTGCGATTGCGAAAAGCACTGCGATTATTATGGTCATGACTTTTTCTCCTCCAACAACTCAGGGTTTTCGTGGATATTGCCGACGACCTCAATTTTCGAAAAACTGATAGATATATCAGTTAGTGATTCTGCAGTGTCCTTGATTGGGTTGTACAGCTCAAAGCCACAATTTTTGAAAACCACGACGCCATATTGCCACTCAAAAACTTCGCGCTGATAGTTGGCGTTGCGATATTTTGCGATATCGCCCTCGCGGATTTTATTTTTAACGATATCAATAGCGCCAGTTTCCTGTTCTACTACATATTTTTCAGGATTATTCAAAATTTCGGCAAAGCTTTTAATTAGTTTGCCATCACAAATTTTTTGAATATCATAAACATACTGCTTTGATTCAACCAACCAGCAGCGAAAACGCTTTATCGAGCGCTTATCCTGTTTCATCTAGATTTCCTTTCCGTCCTTAAAGCATTTTGAATAGCCCATTTGACCACCTGCAGATTCACAACGAGCGTCAGTATTTGTTATTTCAACACTCCGGTTGAATGACGCCTCCGCCCAGATAGCGAGGGCTACTAATAGCGCGGCTCCGATGGTCGCTATAGCCACTACAAACCGTACCATTCCTTTATCCGAGAATTCATAATCAGTCTTCATTTCCGACCTTTCTTTCTTCGCGCTTTAATTATGGCACGAGTGAGTTTCTTTTTAGTGTGCGGTTTTTTGACAGACGGATACGTCATCGGCTTGCCGTCGCAGTGAGAACCTCGGCAAAACTCATCGCTTATATTCCGTACTGGTTTACCGCATATTTGACATGCTGGCCACATATATTGACATCTCCTTTCTCTCTATACGAAATCGCGTAGTTTAATTCAACCGCAGAACTGGGGCAAGGCGACACCAAGTGAGTGTATGTCATTAGTTAATTATTTTAAGGTTTGATGTCGCCTATTAGACAGACGACCCGGGTGGGCAAAATGGTCATCTGTCCAGTTGACAGCACAATCACAGAGCAAAGGATTTCTCACCTTTCGGCTTACTCCCATTCGGGAACCCAGCTTTATTCCTCAGATCATGCTGCCAGTTCTACGGTCGATGCTAATGTTCATCCAGTTTATTGACATGTGATAGGTCATTAGTTAATGGCGTTTATATATTCATATTCATCTGCGAATCGCTATCAATCCGCTTCTTGCCAGTCACGAGGTAGCGTAAATCAGTCAGATTGCTATCGACGTAATTGTCGGCCAGAATATTGACGAACATCATTGCGTCACGGTTATCCATGATAATAATGCCGTCGTGATTGTCTGACATAAGCGCCAAATCCATTTCCTCGGCGTAATCGACAACTCTTTCCTTACAAGGCAAATGCTCAACATCCAACTTCATCAACATAGTAGCCAGTGATTTGTTGCGGTCAGCCAACTCTGCGAATGACAACCCCTCAGGCAAGTTCAGTGCAAACTTTTTCATCAAAAGATCAATGACTTGCTTTGTTGCAGCGTCGCTTGATGGATCTTGTTTGAACAAATTGACAAACTTCTTTGGATTAAACGCAAACACTTTCCCGCCAGCGATCAATACCTGATTGTCGGCTGGTATCTTAAATGCTGCGTCGGCATTAAGCTCGCCAAAGTCACTGCCGCTAACTTGCCACGTGAGACTTCCGCTCAACATCTGCGACCGCTGCAGCTGTTTGGCGATGTAAAAGGTCTTGTCTGGATCTTTTGGGTCGCTAAACCGCGCTACAATACCGTGCATACGCTTCATCTCGTGTTCTTTCTCGTTGAACTCAGCAATATTGTCATCGCCAAGAAGATAGATGAGCGTGTCGGCACGCTGAATGCTCTCAAGCTCGCTGTATAGCAAAACATTTTCCATTTGATCGTTTGTCGCGTAGTCCCTGACAGACAATCCAACTGCTGCTCCAGTCTCCACAAAATTGATCATGTCGTAAAGAAACAGTGATCGCATTTGGTCTTCTATGGCCGATGTCTTCAGCGGTAACACGTATGGTGTAAAGTTTTTATTGAAAATAAACAGGTCGATGAGCAGATCTTTCTTATTAGCATCAGCCCAGTTTGCCCACTGGAATATGTCGAATTGATTGTCGTCAATCACTTCTCCCACCAAAATCCTTTCTGCTCAGCCTCAGTCTCAGTCTCAGTCTCAGACGGATTGTCGTCCTTCAGGCTGCCAGCTGGCTTATTATTTATCTTGACCGCGATGTCTACGCTCCGAACGCCGTGCTCCAGCAACCATTTCTTGGCTCGCTTAGCATCAGATTCGGTAGCGTAGGTTTTCGCGTGCGGCTTATTCTTGTCGTCGCTCCAGCGAACCGTGAATGTGCAATTCATCAGAGACATTACGTAGCCTCCAGTTTCTTGCGCTTGCGGCGCTGCTTTTTACGAAGTGCTTTTTTAGTCACGACGCCTTAATCTCCAAACCTCTCATACATACAGTTTTCGTGCATGTCTGGATAATCCTTTCGCTCAGCGTCAGATTTAATGAGCGCCAAATTGCACATGCTGCATCTGCCGTATGGTGCGGTTTTTTCAAATTCAGCTAGCTCAGCGTCTTGTTTAGGTCTACGTTTGCTGATCCGGCCGCAAATCCGAGCTGCCTCCCGATTGAGTGCAAAGCCCGTTTTGTTTCCCCTCGACCTCGATCCACCCTTTCTGCCGATTTCACGGTAGAAGTTTGGATTTTTCGCGAGAATTGTTGCGGCAGCTTTTCTGCCGCCGGCTTCCGTTCCTGCCATGGTTCTCCTTTCGTTAAAATGGTATTTCGCTCAAATCAATTGGCGCGTCGAGTTCGATATCCTCAGTGGCTTTCGCCGCTTGATTAGTCTTTGCATTTGCCGCTTTAGCATCATCTTCGGCGTATCGCTCAGTAGCTGGCGCAGCGTTATTGCCGCTGCCCTTGGCGTCGCTCAAAAGCTGGAACTGATCGATGATAATTTCAGTGGCTTTACGCTTGATGTCATCTTTCTCCCAGATTCGTGTTTGCAGGCGGCCAGTAATACCAATCTGTTTGCCTTTCGGTGCATATTCCGCCAGTAGTTCGGCCGCTTTATTCCAAGCAACGCAATCGATGAAACTAGCGTCGGCATCTTTGCCGTAGCCATCAACCGCTAGTGCGAATGAGGCTACGGACTTGCCGCTATTCGTCGTTTTAATTTCAATGTCGCGGACGACACGGCCGATTAGAGTTACGTTATTGATTGCTGCCATATTTAGAAACTCTTTTCTTCGCGGATTTCAACACCTGGGATTTCACGTAACCCATTGGCGATGGCTTCGCGGATTAGCTTGTCGCTCGGCTCGCACAAGTAGCGTGGCACTAATTCAGGGTTGGTGACCGTGAACACCGTCTTGGTTTTAATGCCGGACTTGACGGCTGGCTTCTGCGATTTAGCGGCTTTAGCCGCCTCGGCTTCGGCGATTTCCTGCTCGCGTTTACGCTGTGCTGCCAATTTGGCCGCTTCGGCTTCGTCACGTTCAGCGGTCGTCAATTCATCTTTACGCGTCAACAGTTCGTTGATGGCTTTAGTGAATGCCAGCTTGATTTCAGCGTGGTTCTGATCAGCTTCAGGTAACTCAGCAAAGATTTGCTTCAGTTCAGCACCTTTTTCATCGCAGGCTTTCTGGCTGCGTAGTGATTTGGCATTGGTAGCGAACTTAGCACAGATAGCGTCAACGCGTACAGCTTCCTCTTTTGCCAATCGCTCCTGCTCTTCCTGATAAGCCAGAATCTTCTGGCTGATATTCTCCAGGGCTTCTTCGGCCGGTGCGAGAACATCCTTTTCAGCGTCGATAAATTGCGATTTGACGCTGTCAAAGTTGCGAGTGATCGCCAGTCGTGCGTTTTTAACTTCAGTGCGGTGCGAGGTGATCAGCTTGCGGATTGCAATTGCTTCTTTAGCAGTAGCGTCGTCAGTGATTTCTTTGGCTTTGGCTTGCTCCAAAAGCTCTTGAGATTTGATTTTGAACGGCGATATCGTAGCGACCTGCGAATCGACGTATTCTTGTAGTTGTGACATGTATCCTCCTTTATTTCCTGTCTGCTTCAGATTTGCCCAAGCGAGCGTCTGTCATTTCGACACGTGAGCTTGGAATGGTTGGCTTAGCGGCTGCTTCGATTTGCTCTCGGCTTGCCATTACTGGCGCTGCCGTAATCCACGCGTACTCAGCGTCACCCCGAACACCATCGACGATCTTTGTAAAGTCTGGTTCGATGTAACGTCCTAGCCGACCGGTGCGGTCTTTTGCGACGTATTTGTCGCTGGCTGGATCAACGATGATCAGGCGCTTGGTGTCGCCGGTTTCGCTATCATTGATCGTTGTCATGTAGCCGACAATATCCACCAGATTGACCAGCTCCTCAGATAGTCTTGTGGCTACCATTGGACGTTTAATAACTCGGCCATCATCGTCTTTCTCTTGAACATGAGCCACGATAACGATATGCTTACCGCTATCACGCATGGTTTTCAAGAACGTTCGCATGGTTGATTTCAACCAGCCCCAACCAGCCATTGTCGGGTTGCCGTCACGCTGGACCAATTTGCTGTCGGCTCTATTTCGCATGTAAGCGATCAGCTTCTCCATCAGCTCGCCAATTGGGTCGATGATAACCGTATCGTAGTTGTCAGTGAGTGCGATCTGCATAAACTCCTGCATATCGTCCCATTTTTCGATCAGCGCTACGTCGGCTGCAATGCCGCGAAGTCCGAAGTATTTGCTACCGTTCTCGCAGTCAGCGATAATCGGTCGTGGTGCGGTGGCTGCAAACGTTGTTTTACCAACGCCGCCCTCGCCATACACAACCATCAGAATCGATGGTTTTTCGGTGGGATCTAAACTATTAAAGACTTTCATATTCTCCTTTCTTTTACAGGCTCCAGTCGCCCAGCTCCCTCACCTCCTCGATGAGGAAATTCGGCTCGCTGTCGCCAAACTTTATGATTTCGTCAACACACGTACGCAGCTTGCGTTCGCCGGCTTCAACAAAGTCGATGCCGGCAATCATGAATTGCACGCGGTATGGTGCGACGGACTCAACCACACAGTAGACAAACTTGACTAGCGCCGGGTCTAGCTCTAAGCTTGATGCCGTCACCAGCGTGTAAACTGCTGACTGCAAATCGTAGTGCATTGACTGCGCGGTTTTGAAAAACTTGTCGAACTTTGCGGTAGTTTTCAGGTCGGTTATCATGGCCGATTCATTAGTGCGAATCAGTACATCAGCCTTACCTTTCATATCTACTCCGTCGGCGGTGCGAGCGTACATTTCGTGCTCAAAGGTTGAACCTTTGGCGAAAATGTATTGCTTTGCTAGCGGGTGATTCTCGATATTCTTCAAAATCTGATCAGCAGCCTTGAACATATCCAGAGTGATAATGTGTTTGCCGGCGGCTTTCTGCTCATCGCGCCACATCTTGGATTCTTTCGAGTAGAAGTTTTCAAACGGACTGATAGCGAACTGATCTTCGCCGCCGAGCACCAACATATGAACCAACTGTCCAAGATCGATAGCTTTACTGTCTAGGTCTGGCAAGTCTCCGCGTTTAGCTGCAACTGCGTAATCGATACCATGATCGAGAATCAACTTCATTGACGAATATGACCACTCTGGTCGGCTATAGTAAGCGTCTGCCACCTACGCCTCCCCCGCCAAAGCTCGATCGAGAAATGTCGGATCGATTAGGTTTTCCAGTTTTTCCAACAAACTATTTTCGTCCATAAAACTTGCCCTCAATCCACTTCATGCCTTTGTCAAAAATCCGCAGCCACTTTGCTGCTTTGACCGACTTATCGAAGTCGTGGTCGTCCAGCTCGCGCAGTTTATCAATCACCTTGTCAAGAGGCTCGCGTTTATGCACCGGCACCAGCTGAACTGGTGACGGCATCACGTTTACGTGTATCTTCATCGCCAAATCTCCTTTCGCGATTTTAATTCTTGGATAGTTTCGTCGAACACGCCGTTGGCGAACAATACGACTGCTAGCACCGCAATTGCTGCGAATTGCACCCACCAAAAACGCAGATCTGTTGGCTCGCTGATTGCGATTATCGCGGCTGGTAGTCCGACTACCCAACTGATGATTTTTTTGATCTGTTTGTTTTTTGCTGCCATTTTTCAGCTCCTTTCGTTTTACGTACAAGAGTGCTCACAGTCACTCTCGTACTGTTAGATATCTCGTCCCTGTCGTGTTTTAAGCGGTTTGTAGTCCGCCGTCTCTAATCTTTGACCAGCTGTTACTCAAATCTCTAAAAACCCGCTCTGACGTTTCAATGAAGCTACAAACGCTGAACGTACAGGATTTCTAGCCTCATTTTTACGTCAAATAAAAAAGAATCGACGCGAAGTCGATTCATGGTTGATAGATTTGACTAACAGAGGTAATCGCTGTTTATATCATGTAAGAATATTTCGTGATTTATATATATCACATATGGACGGCGGTGTCAATAGTTTTGCAATAATTTACTATTTTTTGCAACAAAATAGCTAAAAATTTCTTTCAGGCCGCAAATCGCCAATTTTGCCTGTTTATTTATCATTTCGGTGTTTTGATGGCCAGGCGCGCTTGATATATGAGGCCGTTGATTTAACTGCGAACGGCAGCGATACAGCGAACGCTAAATTGCCGATACCGCGAGCAACTCTGGCGAGCTGGCCCTGGCCGGTGGTTTCGAGACGGCTGCCGACTAGGTGGGCTAGCAATGAGCTGGTTTCGAGCGCTAGCGCCAATTTGCCAGAGATTTCCGGGCGTACAGTTTCATCGCCAGCTTCAACTATCGTTTTGGCGCTGGCAACGGCGTTGATTCCATTAAAAGCTGTGATGGCGGCGATTATTTCCGTTGGTGCGAGGTTTTTGCTTTTTATCTTATAAAGGATAATGGCAGTGACAGCTTTGTCTAGTCCAGCATCCAGTCCGGCGCCGAAA